TTATCATTCTATAATCCCTACTATATATGCGTACACACGCATTCCCTTCACGAATAGTTCGGTTTTATCCAGTAGTACTACATTAAATTCCTCATTATGAAGTTTCCATGTGTATGTATCACCAGTACGTAATGCTTTCGAACGGTCGAAAACAACATTCATATATTGAGTACAGTTATAGCCCGATTGTTTTAGTTTTTTACCTAACTTTTTATTAAGCCATGACTTATCCGTAGGTAGCCCATTAGCCATAGGTGTTTCTCCATTCAATGTAATGTATGGTGTTTCACCTTCAAAATGCTTTTCAAACTCATTCATTGTCTTGTCACCCTAAATGTACCTCTAATATTACGAAAAATAAGAACAGCACCACGTTCAGCATTTTGATAGAAGTCATAAATCAACTTACGTTCTTTCTCTTCACGTAATGCAATTACCCTCTTAACTTTCTTCTTCTTACTTGTATCAATGAGTCGTTCTTTATTGCCTTGCTTTACTATTTTAAACTTACCACTAGCTAAGTTAGTACGTAGACCCGCAATGTTACCTTGACGTGTTAGACGTGCAGCATTTGTTGGCACGAATTTCTTAATTCTTTTCTTTTTTACTATTACGTCGTATAGGTACTTTGCCTGAATATCCTTCACTCGTATTGATGTAGTAACTTGTGACCCGTTAATCTTGTACTGGAATAGAATTGCCCTATTGGTAAAAGCAACCGCACCACGATTCACTGAAGCCGTTAAATCCTTCTGCATAGTTTTTGATAAGGTACGTACTTCCTTAATCATTGTCTTTTGAAAATCACGCCCTAATTGTTGACCCGCTCTGTTAATGTATGTACGAGCATTATTAATACCACTGATTTCTACTCTCATATGTACTCCGCTATAATTTGTATAATTTCTTGTAATCTCTTACGTTCGCCATATGATGGAAAACGTACTTTATTGAGTACCGCAAGATTAAGACACATTGGATTAAAGGCATACATATAGATTAAGGTACTTTCAACCATTAATGTTTCACGCATAGATGGAAAACCCCATAAAATAGTTTTTGAATAGTTCATACCCTCTGAGATCTTACGATTCACTATTTTGCTGCTACTACTATATTCACGCCAGTCGTTCTCTATGGAATTAGCAGTTAATTTATTTACATCTTTGACTCTTTTATATAGTTGTTTACTACCAATATACAGAGAGCCATCCTCAAAATGAAATACATAAACAAAACCTACGTATGATCCATCTGTAAGATCATTTTCACTCCAATCAGTTGAGTAACGCCATCCCATAAATACCTCAAATTAATTATTATTATGAGGTATTTATTAATGTCAGACTTAAAAGAGAGATTAAAAGAATATGAAGGTACATTAGCATATCAAAGGCAACGTGGTTATTATCGCAATGGGAAGTTCTTTCCTTATAAGGATTCATTAAATAAATTGACTGTTGGATATGGTCATTTAGTACTACCGGGTGAAAATTTCAGTACTGGAATTACAGAGATTGAAGCTGATACATTACTGGCAAAAGACTTAGCAAATGTAATACTACAAGTGCAAACATTGAAGTTGAATTTACCGCCTGATTGGAATGATTTTATTATCATTATGACATTTCAACTTGGATTCAACGGAATTCAGAAGTTCAAAAAAATGATAGCTGCGTTGAAAGTAAAAGACTGGAAGGAAGCAATTAACCAGGCACGTTATAGCCTTTGGTATATTCAAACACCTAATAGAATTAATTCAATGATTAATGAATTAAAAAACAAATAAAAAAGGGGCATTAAGCCCCTTTTGTACTTTCTAAGATTGTTAGTATACGTTCAATTTTTAGATCTAGTTTATGAATCTGATCCTGAATCTTACGTATAGTATCTTCTAATTCATCATGACCTTTCTCAAGCCGACTTATAGAAATCTCTTGAGTACTAACTCTTGTTTCAAGATCTGTTAACCGAATGATTAACTCGTCATTATCCCCAGATTTATCCCTAAATATTGTCCATATCAAAGCGACACCTGAAATTATGAGAGCAATGATGCTTTCTAACCCCATATGATTTACCTTCTAATTTATTATTATTATTGTATTTAGTAACCAGTGAATCTTGCAAGGGCAATACGAAAACCATTGCTACCCATTGCCTGAGTATAAGATTTCTGATTACGGTTTACGTATTGTAACGTAAAGGAAGTAGCATTATTACGCCTAATTAAAACACCAGAATAACCTGTAGTACTTCCATCATCAGAAAGATTACCAGGACATTGACTGATACATATCCACGGATTAGTAAATGTAGTATTTAGTGTAAGAGCAGTACTAAGATCATGTGATGACGGTACTGTAAAGAAGTCAATGATGCGAGGCATGGAGGATGCCCCTACAGCAGACCATATTAAAGCACCTGATGCATCAAATACATCGAGGTATCCTGATGATATGCCAATTGAATTAGACGATAGCATAAATTGCCCGCTCCCAGCTTCATACATACTTGATCCTGGGAAACAGTACTTACCATCAACCTGTAATTGAAACCATCTTAAACCATCACCAGGAAAGAAAGTATCACCGAGAAAACCAAGTGTACTACCATTACCAAAGGCACTGTTAATCTGATAAAATCCAGTGTCTGATAAATTACCCATTGCTTTTAATTGACTGGCAACAATTGATTTATTAGTAGAGTCAATTGTAAGAGCACCTGCCGAATTATATAATTGAAAACCTGACATATGCCCCCTTAATTCTCATACTTATAAACATCAAATACTAAAGTACCGCTATATGTACCACGAGTTGGTAGATATTGAACCGTAAACCCATCAGTACCGGGAATACAATAATAGTTGTTCCACCATTGTGTAGTACGCAGTATTGCTAACCAGCCATTCGGACGCATGTTAGCAAATGGTACTGACCATGCCGTTGTATTACCAGCAGAAACATTAAGACTTACAGCACCCATGTAACGGATATTATAATCTCCAAGTTCAACTACTTGTACACCTTGTGCATTCCAGCACTCTAAACCTTGTGCCATATTAAATCCCTTTGAAAATGGTGTATTGATTCACCAATTGTACTTACCATAGTCCCATACGAACACGCAGAACATTATTGTTGTCATATATTAATATCATATTATTATTTATTAACATTCTTCCAGTACCACCAGAACCATTGATAGCAATATCACCATTCTTATTAATAATCCAACCTGTAGTATTAGGTACATAATTATTACTTTGAATAACATTACCTATCTTGGCGTTAGTTATCTCGCCATCAATTATCTTGGCGGCATTAATACTCGCATTTGCAATCTTGGCATTACTAATGGCACCGTCTGCAATATAGGCAGTACCAATACTACCTTGCTGAATCATTGCTGTTTTAAGATATATTGTACCGCTAACTACTGCGAATGGTGCTGAACCGCCTACTGTTGGTGTAGTACTTCCAGATACAATAAATTTATCAGCAGCGAAGTAGATAGCACTGTTATTACTCGTTCCCTGACTTGCTACAAGACGGATACCGGCGACTGTACCATTAGCATTAACACTTAGTGAATATTGACTATCTAGAGTACTCTTATCTGCCTTGGTACTCATACTGGTATTAACAGTGGCAATTTGTCCATTCACATCACTACGTAATTGAGTAACAGAATTAGTTTGTGCCGTGTTATTATCTGCTACCGTAGTCTGTAATGAACTAATTGACGACTTGTTAGTATTCACATTAGATTCAATATTAGTGAACCTACTGGCATTTGCGGTATTCTGCGTTGCCACGGCATCACTTAGAGTAGTAATAGTAGATTTGTTAGTATTAATATCAGTAGTGTTAGTATTAACTTTTGCTGTTAACTGAGTAATACTTTGACTTTGAGCAGTATCATTATCACTCACAACCTTTGTTAATGCCGTAATATCTGCTATATTCTTACCAGTAGAAGCAGTGACAATATCAATGTTTTGTTGTAATGCCTTATCAGCGTTTGTGTACTGAGTAGTCATCTTAGTTTCACTGGCAGTAATCTTAGTATTAGTGTCGTTAGTGATTTCAGTCTTAGCCTGAGTTACTACAGTATTAGTATTTGCATTTGCCTCATTGATTGCATTCTGCATTTGCTGATTAGCATACTTGTTAGCATCATCAAGAGTTTCAGTTAACTTATCACTTAGACCAATTAGGGTTTCAATTTCCTCCACATCCTGTTCTGAGAATTCATACTTGGAATTAATATTAACTGTCAGTTCTGGAGTGTAAAGTACATTATCCTGTCCGAAGATATCAAAGAAACCAATCTTAACTTTATATTCACCATCAACTACATCTGGAATAGTATCAAACTCTGGTTTATTGGAAATGAATATGCGATTAACAATGCCACTTGTCATTGATACCACACATCCTGCATAGTCACGTTCTGTTGATTTATCCCAACTAACGAATAGACTACCAAAGCCACCTGTAACACTTAATCCGGTTGCCTGCTTACATTGTTTATTCTCAACAGTAATCCTTACTTCCTCTGAATATGTTCCAGTACTATAACCTTGTGCGATAATACCAATAGTTGGTTTACGAATCTTAGATTCATTTAGAGCAAGTGTATAGTTGAAGAAGTTATCCTGAGTATAGAAAGTCTTAACAAGTGCATTACCATTATAGATATTAATAATGTAATAACGGAAATATTCAATGAAGGCACGACCATTTACACGTAATGACTTCTGGTTATCCCAACGAATATTAAAATCACCTGAGTCTGTTACATAAACTGATTCAGTATTGTTAGCTAATACAACACCAGTTACAGCAGGTAGTTTAAAGTTAAATTGGGGTGTGATACCCGTTAATGTTAACTTATCCGAACGACGATTAAGTATATTATATGCTTCAACCGCAAAATCATAGCTTGCGTCATCCTCTAGATCATATATATCAAATTCAGTCTGTAATGTTGAAGTCTGTCCAGCATATGTCCATGAGTTAGTACTACTCAATTTATAATAGATATAGTAACCACGTAAGTTAGGATCTTCTGATGCATCCCAATCAACTGTAACCACGTTGCCAGTAGTGATGGAACCCTTTTTAAATACCTGTAGATTTGTTGGAGAAAGTACAGTTAGTACATCACCTGCCCCACCGCTGATTGTTCCAGCAGGAGGGAATACAAGAGAATCACCACCATCAAAGATAGCATCGGGGTATTCAACTGCCGAAATCTGACAGTAACCTACGTTCTGTTGATCTGTAGCCACTGACTTAGACAGCACTTTAAACTTACCATTAATACCAAGTTCAGTATTTGTTACAGTGATTGAATCCCATACTTTAAGATCCCAAGCTTCACTTGTTGTAAACTGAATAGTCTTCAATGCGAATCGTGCCTTACGTAGTTCACTGTTCGCCATTTTAGTTACAGTATCTTTATCATAAATCCATGTGAAATCACGGCTAAGTGGGATTACCTGACCATCTGAACGTATTACTTCATCAACAGAAATATCACTTGGAATACGGATAATATCAGTAGCATATGAGTTTTCAACTGATGTGAATTGGCAATCAAGGGTATTATAATAATCCTGAGTACCGCTTGTGATTACTTTCAAATCACCAACAATGTTACTTTCATTGAATGTCTGTACTGGTAAAGTCTTGCGATCAACTGTTAAACAAATCTGCCCAGCATGAACATACGTAATACCTGCAAATGTCTGTAGAATACTTTCAATGTTTTTCTTATAAGTATCCTGATAACTAATCGCACCATTTGAGTATAATTTCATTGCATTACAATAGGCAGCACATTCCTGGAATGTATCAATATTAATTAGGGAAACATCAAGACCCATACCATAAATTTGATTAGTCATGTAATCGAAAATCTGACTTACTGGACATGAAGAAACAATATTAGTACCAGTAGTGAAATCATAGATTTTCTGACCTTTCATTTCCACGGTCATAGTGAAGTTATCATTCGTCAGGATGTTATTTTCAAGGCTTGATTGTGTTTGCCTGATTACTGAATAAATTGAAACTACACCCTTTCCAAGAAACTTATCAGTCCACTTAGTACCAGCATATTGCTTAGCAAGAGTTGGCGTACTGGTATAATCCCCACCAAACTTTACTTCAAGCTGTAGATATGGTCTGAAACGTGCAGCGATGAGATTACTGTCTACAACACCATCAACTTTAATTGGTGCAGATAGTACCGCAACGTTATCAAAATAGATTTGTTCTATATAAGGTTCAACACCTGCCATTGCTACGACCTGGCTACTAAAGAAGTACTTAGATGAACCATCAGGCACGTTATACCAGTTATTAATAGTTCCAGTCATAATGAATGAGCCATTACTGACACCATTCTTATGTGGTAATTGACCACCATAGATAACTGGTAAACCCGTTGCCGCTGATGTACTGCGGCTTAAATTGGCTGTTACATCACCATATCCAGTTTGGCCTATTTGACTTAACATACTGGTAGCAACTAATGATACAGCACCAGCAGCAGCCCCCCAAGCAAGAGCGGCAAGTACTGTACCACCAGTGGCATAAACAGCTACGGCTACTACAACTGCGGTAATTAAAGAACCAACTACTTTTCCTATTCCACCACCCATTCTTTTTCCCTTATTCTATAGTAAGTACCATCATTCCTTTTTGGCACTAATTTAAATTCTGTATGTTCTTCATTAACGGCAAGTAGTCGATTGCTAATCACAATGGCAAATGAATGCTCTATTGTTGGATGTATCCATATATCGCCATCAATTGTAATTGTTACTTCATCCAAGTATGGTGAAATCATTTCATAGGTATTATTGAACCCAAGTGCTTTAAGTTGCCTGATTCCACCCTTCACCGTCTTATAGGTGAACTGTTTAGCTAATTCAGTACCAGCAATTAAATCAACTAACTTAATCACATTGATATTACAATCATTAGTACCGCTCTTAAATTCATTCTCAATGGAGTTCATGCATAGTTCATAAACTTTATTCATATCCATTATTTGTTAAATCTCCAAATCTGATTTCTGTTAACTTGTCCAAGTAGTGACATAATCGCATCACCCGGATAATAGGATTGATATACTGAATTAGCCGCAAGTGTCTTTGGACTAACATCAAGACGTTTGTAAACGCTATTGACTGTAATCTTCATTTCATTAACTTCACTAAATGGATTAACAGTACATTCAAAGTTTTCAATATATCCAGTGAACATACGCTGTTGATATAATGGAGTACTATCAAATGGATTAAGAATAATTAGAGTGATATTCATTTTGGCCTTATCAAAAAATCCACCCATAGCAGCAATACGAGTTGCGTTATCAACATTACTTACAGTGAATTCAACTGCATCATTATTAATTCCTTTCTCTTCATTGAATGAAGGTAGTGAGTCCTGGATTAAATCAGGGAATGGTTGATAGACCGCACCATTAAGTTGAATAGGTACAAAGCCATCTGTCCAGTATATGGCACTTGCTGAACGTGGTAATAAATCAAAACCGATAACATGTACACCCATACTCATTACATCAGTGATTGTTAATCTGGTTTTTGTCTCACCACGGATTAAAGCCCAATACTTAAGCAAGTTAGCGTTAGTTAGTATTGATTCATTCATTATCGTAGATTCTCCGTTGCGAGAAACTGAACACTTGTAACGTTAGCGATATTCATTGCGAAATCTTGATCTACGTTCAATGTTGCTTCAATTTGAAGGTTGTTATAATTAATTATTTCATTCACGCCAACGGTTTGTCTCAATTGCGGAAATACGGTAATACTGGTACTCGTCTTATCCATTATTTGGTATAACTTCTTATGACCAGTAAACTGAATAATGTCACCCTTTTGTAGGTTATTGGAATTAGTACTGACAATCATTGACCCCTTAGCCGCTGCCGCTGTTGCGTTAACTGCCCCGGTTTGAGTACCCTGATATACTGATAAATGTCCAAGATTAAGGGCGAATGGTTTACCCTGTTGATATTCGGCAATGAATGCTTGTACTTCCTGCCGATTCTTAACTTCAAAGTTTAAAGTAAACTGTATTGAATACCATTGCATACCAACTGAACGGCGTAATTCTGTACCAGTCCATGCTCTCTGTGAATATTGTGGAATAGTACTTGATAGTTGTACGTCTGTAACTTTTATATTGTTAGAAAAAATAGTCATTCAAGATCCCTCTTATTATTATAATATTTATAAAAAAAGGGAGCCGTAGCCCCCTTTGGATTATGTATTTCTTTTTTGACTTGAACGTACAGCCTGAGCAACATTGTTTTGATTAATCTTCAACATTTTTTTCCATGTTTCAGGATTATCAACATTACCTTGAACAATTAGTGGTGAGTTAATAGTAATATCACCACTTGTATTGTTTCCATTCTTTGCTTGATCATCAAGGAAATTAGTAAGTTTCTTGTTTGCTTCTGGTTGTACTACACGTTCCCCTGCTTTTAATAAGAATGATTTGTTATTCATATCATCAGGTAGTGAATCTACACCACCGTGGAACTGTCCACTTGCAGCACCCTTAGCAGTAGTGATGATACTCGCACCAAGTGATAGTACCTGAGCATAGGCAGATAGTGATGCCGGGAACGGTGTAGCCAGTGCCTGTGCAAGAGCACTCTGGATTGATAGTACTGTCTGAGCAATAGTGATACCTTTCTGTACTGCGAATGCTGCTTGAGCGGCCTTAGACCCTTCTCCGAAAGCACCAGCCATGATAGTACCAAGATCACCAGCCATACCACCTATGAGTTGCATTTGTGCTTGTGTCTGACTCATCGCAATTTCACGTGCCTGAGCATTATACTTATTAGTAATTTCAAGTTTAGATTGTTCGTACTGTTCATGACTCTGTAGAAGCATTTCGTTTTGCTTCAATTCAAGGTTCATTGCCTCGGTATTGTCATTCTGTAACTTAGTAGCATTCTCACCATAGGCATCACTAAATGGATTGTTACTACTTGTACGTTGTCTTTGTTGGAATCCTACAAATTCATTTTGCTGAGTACTTAAATTACCACTACCTAACAATGTATTAGTGTCTTTCAATCCTTTATTAGGATCTTGATAACCAATCATATTATTGGTCATATCGGTACGTTTAGATGCAGAACTTAGTTTTTGTTGTTCTAATAAACCACTTGGATCTAGTCCAAGTTTTTTTGACGTATCTAAAATACTCTGAACAATTGCCTTTTGTTGCCTGTCGAATTCGGCCAATTGCCGTAAGTTACTATCGATAGTCATATCTGAAATGATTTTATTGCGGTCTGCTGTAGCTTTAATAATCTCATCATTTTGTTTCTTCGCTGCGGCTGCTGCGGCTTTGGCTGCGGCTTCTGCTTTTTTCTTAGCATCTTCGGCATCTTTGTTGAGTGCTTTATTTAATGATTCACGCTTTTCATTTACACCTGCTGTCCATTCCGAAAGTGCCTTATTCATTGCTGATGAATCACCTTTGTACGCAGTGAATAGTGATTTCTTAATTTCAGCCTGCATTTGTTCATCTTGTACTTTAAGTGCTGAAAGTTCATTTAATGTTTTCTGACGACTTGTTAGTAATTGTTTAATTGCATTTTCAATAAGGTTTTTTGATGAGCCGTCTGATGCAGGTTTAAACGCATTAAGCATGTTATTATTGACTTCATTATTGTATTTTAATAATTCATCATTATTCTTTTGTGCCTGATCAATAGCCTGTTTTTGTGACTTAGCTAACTGAGCACCATAAATTGATGAGTTTGCAAGTAAATCATTCTGGAATTGTCCTTGATAATTCTTAACTAAGTCTATGCCTTGCTGTTCTGTTGCTGCGGCGGCATTTGCTATTGGTTTACTGTTCAATATACTTGTAATTAAATCTAGAATATCAGCAAGACGGTCTGCAATTGGGGCAAGTGTTGAATAATTCCATTGTTCCCATGCGTTACTTAAATTGTTAGTAGCATCTCTGTACTTCTCAAATGAAGCACTTTGTTCACCACTCAATTGTACGGTTTGGCTGGCTAATGTGTTTTGATAATCCTGTTCGGTATTGAACTGTTTAAGTACTTGCAATCTTAATGTTGCATCTGAACCTAATGTTTCAAACATGTTAGTCATTTCAGCAGCAGACATACCTTGTGCTTTAGCTGCGAAATAGATTTTCGCATAAACATCTTGACCTGCTTTAGACATCTTTTGTAATTCAAGCATATTTAATTTCAATGGTTGAATTACATCAGTGTACATACTGCCACCCGCGTTATATAAACCATCGAGTAGTTTGTCACTAATATCTTTATTCTGATCGGCTACTTTATCAATATCAAGGCCAACTTTCCGGTACAAGTTAGCCATCTTCTGTATCTGTTCAATCCCTGTTTGACTAAGAGCACCCGCTTTGAATACTTCAAATGACTTTTCAGATGCGTTCTGTACTGCTGCGAAAGTAGCAGCTAGTGATAAACCAGCAATCGAAGCCGCTCCAGCGAAGCCAGTAAAAGCAGTAGCAGCCCGCCCAAGGCCAGTTGCCATAGTACTTGAGAATTCACCCGCAATACCTCCAGCTTGAGAACCGAAGTTATTAAGTGCATTCTGGCTTTGCGTTAGGGCGTTTTGTAGACCAGTACTATCACCAGTAATGTTAATATTAATGTTATTATTATTTGCCATTATTTCTTCCTTGTATCGCTTTCAAACGACTGGCGATGTAGCTCTTATTATTATCTTCCTGTTTAGCTTTAGCAGTCTTCTCTCTATTCTCTCGACGCTCTTTAGTTGTACCTTCATCCAGAATACCCATGAAATCGTAATCAGTCATTTTAATCTTCTGAGCAATATCCTTTGTCATATTCGGATTATTGAGCGTTAATGACTGACATAAATGAGCATGGAATAACATATCCATTTTGATTCCCGAAGGTTCAATGAAACTATCAAATACCATTAAGTACTGTAATAGTTCATCATCAACTTCCTCGAATTCTACAGGTGTTAGTCCACGCTTATTAATCATCTTGAGGTAATAGCGTAATTCTGGAGAAGCTATTATTTTTTTTCTACTTCATCCGTGTTATTAGATTCTTTAAGTAGTTTGAATACTTCCTGATTTAGTTCCTGAGCAAATTTAAAATCAAGTGTATTAACATTTATACGTCCTTCAATATCGCTATCAGAGAAAATCGGATCGCCGTTCTCATCTTTTACGCAGTATGTTAAAGTTGTGGCAAGTGTTGTGCACTTATCAATATCTTGTAAGCTAGGGCGTTGAATCCAGAATGGCACATCATTAATTGTGACTTCATGAAGTTGTGGTTTCATCGCATTTTTAATTTTATCTAGGTAATTCATTACGTAATCCTTTATATTGCTTTGGGGGATTTCTCCCCCTTATTATTATAGTTGTTTAGGTAGTAAACCACTTTCAAGAGGTGCATCGACGGCTAAGGTGAATGTAGCTTTTACTACTTCGTCCTTCGAGCCATCAATAGTACGAGTACTAATGAAGGTACGATAAATGTCGTAGAATCCAGTAGTCATAGTACTATTTTCATATACTTCAATTTTGATTTGTACACGAGTCTGATCTTTCGCATGAGTTTTCAATAGTTCATGTACTTCATTATCAGGTAATAGGTTTACTTGTAGATCAATATTTGGGATTGTTTGAGTACCTAAAAGTTTACGATTGAACTTCTGATTATATGTGACCACATCGATAACAGTACTCTCAGTTGATCCTACAACGAAGCTTGCCACTTCGGGTACTTCCTGCCATGTAGTTGCTACAGTTGTACTATTTTCAGCTACAAACACTTTAATGTACGAGCCAGCAAAAATATCCATTGCCATTTTTATTTCCTTATATAAGTTATGCAGGGTAATTCCCTTACCCCACGTTTATTTATTAATATTTATCATCAATTGATTCATAATATTGTGGTTGTTCTGGTTCAATCACTACTGGAACATATTCATAATCTGGTAGTGGTTCAACTGGTTCATCATCAGCAATTACATCTTCTGGTAACTCTATCGGTGCTGGATATTCATCAATTTCAATTACTGGAATGTTTATATCTTCATCAATTTCAATTAGTTCATCTTTATCACTTACG